GTGGTCTCGAAGGCGCTGGCTCTGCCAAAATTTCAAAAATTTCGACTGGGTTAACGGCTCCGCGCCCTTGCGCCTTGGCGCTCCACGCAAAAAGATGTAACCGAATTCACCGCCCAAACGTGGCGGTGGGTAAAATTTTTGGGTATGAAACCAGGACGCAACGGAAAATTTTGGAAGCGGACCCAGCACGAATATCCCGACGACGAGCTAATCAGCGGCGTTCAGCTGAGTGAGCTTCTGGGCGTGTCGTCGCCAGCCGTCACGAAGGCGAAAAAATGCGGCCGCCTCGATACGTTCGAGGATTCGCACGGGAACGAGATGTATCACAAGGTCGTGAGCGTCCAGCAATGGCAACTCACGAAGGATCGACGCAAGGTTACGACTCCGACGACGGCGCAACGGAAGATGGGCTTCGACAATCTTGCAGCCCAGGCGACGGCGAACGATTTCAATTTTGACTTGCCCCGTGGTGCGAACGGCGAACCTTTGCCGAATTCTCTAAAGCTCGACACGGTGGACATGGGACAAGTGATCCAGGAGCGTCAGGAACTCGAAGTGTCGAAAGCCGAGCTTGCGCAACAGAACGCCCGCATCGCAAAGATCAAGGCGGACATGCTCGAAGGCAAGCTTGTCGACAAGGCACTTGCGTTCAACCGCGTGTATTCGCTTGCGGCAGAAGCCCAGGACAAGATCGTTTCGACCTATGCCGTTCTCGCCCCGAAGATCGTCGGGCTCGTCGCCCAGGTTCTCACCACCAACGGCTTTGACGAGGAAAAGGTGCGCACGGTTTGCGCTCCGCTCGATCACGACATCGGCGAAATGATCCGCAAGGAAAACCTTCACGCTCTCCGGAGCTTCACGGAATCGGTCGAATCCCAGAATTTGGTCTGATGGAAGAAGAAGTCGTTCAAAAGCCGGACGCCTCGACCGTAAAGCTAGGCGTCGCTATCCGTGAGAACGTTGACTATGTGGCTAGCGCTCTGTTTTCCGGCTTGCGTCCGCCTCCGGATTTGACGATCTCGCAGTGGGCCGAAAAGAACCGAATCCTTTCCCGTGCGTCTTCGAGCTCTCCCGGAAGATGGCAGAACTCACGCACTCCGTACTTGGTCGAAATCATGGACCAGCTTTCGCCGCAAAGCCCGGCGACTGATGTCGTCTTCATGAAGGGTGCACAGGTCGGCGGTACCGAAGCGCTTATCAATGCGGCGCTCTACTACATCGCCCACGATCCTTGCCCGATCGGACTTTTCCAGACGACGGAAACCACAGCGAAACGATTCGTCAAGCAGCGAATGAATACGGCTTTTGCCGCCATGCACATGGACGATGTGTTCACGGGCGACGAAATGTACCTGCGAGAATTCCCTGGCGGCGTGATGATTACGGGCTGGTCCAATTCCGCAAGCAACTTGCGTTCCATGCCGGTGCGCGTGGCGCTGTGCGACGAAATCTCCGGATGGGCGAAGGATTGCGAAGGCGAAGGCGACCCGTGTTCGCTCGTGGAAGCCCGAACCGTCACATTCGCGCGACGCAAGCGCTTCTGGAACTCGACTCCGGGCATTGAAGGCGAATGCCGCATCACCCAGCGATTCCGCAACGGCGACCAGCGGTATTTCAACGTGCCGTGCCCGCATTGCGGACAGCTTCACGTGTGGAAATGGGAATATCTCGTTTGGGACAAGGACGAGAACGGGAACCATTTGCCTTGGACGGTGCGGATGAAATGCCCGCATTGCGGGGAAACTTACGGCGAATATCTGAAGCCGGAGCTTTTGAACGCTGGCGTTTGGATCGCCACGAACGAAAATGGCGCATTCCCGAGCTACCATCTGAGCGGACTTTATGCGCCTTTGGGTGCCGGCCTTTCGTGGTCCGATGCCGTCACGCAATTCGTGAACGCTCAGGGTGACGTGAACCTGTTGAAGACGTTCACGAACAACGTCCTTGGCGAGCCGTGGAACGTCGATGGCGGCGTTCAGCTGGACCAGTACGGGCTCATGGCCCGCAAGGAAGATTACGGCGCCGAAGTTCCGAACGATGCGGTGATCCTCACGGCTGGCGTGGACGTTCAGGACGACCGTCTCGAATGCGACATCGTTGGGTGGGGTCCGCAACGCCACAGGTACGGTATCACGCACAAGGTTTTTGTCGGCGACCCGTCGCTTTCTGCCGTGTGGGAAGCTCTCGACCAGACGCTGATGGCTGGCTACGAGAATCCGAACGGGGAAAGGCTCTTTGTCGCCGGCGCGATTATCGACTCCGGCGGTCACCATACGGCGGACGTTTACCGCTTCACGGCCCGTCGGGAATTCCGGAACATTTTCGCTTGCGTCGGTAAGGCCGGGCTTTCTCGTCCGATCGTCACCCGTCCGAAACGCACGGACAAGTCGAGAGCTTTGCAGGCGACAGTCGTGACCGTCGGCGTTGACGTGGCGAAGGACCAGCTTTTCGATTGCCTTGCCCACGAGGATCGCACTGCTCCGGGCTATTGCCACTTCCCGAACCGTGACGAATACAACGACGAATACTTTGCACAGCTCACGGCTGAAAAGCGCGTGATCCGTTGGAATCACGGCGTGCGCGTTTGGGGCTACAAGAAGATCCGGGAACGCAACGAAGCAATCGACACCAACAACTACGCCTATGCGGCGCTCCATCTTCTCGGCATCGACGTCGACAAGATGGCGGAAGCTGGCGTGAAATTCAGAAGAAACCTCGCAGAACCGCAACAGAACATGGCGGTGCGCTCCCGCGCATCGCTGAACAACGGGGTCCGCTTATGACCGAGATCGTAAAAGGCTTGAACGACATTCGGAATTTTTTCGACAAACAGGTTAAATCGGACATGAACGATGCGATCTATGCGGCACAGGAAGCCCTGAACGCCGCCGCCATCGGAAGTTCCAAGATTGCAGGGGGCGTCCGTGGCGCAAAGCAGACGCTCGTGGATGAATTCGAGAAGACTTTCGACATCAAGAGCAAGTCGTTTATCCGGTATTTGCGCCGCGGAGGCTTGAACAAGGGCGGCATTCAGATCCAAAAGGCTTCGAAGCGTGACGGGCTCGACATGAAGATTGGCATCAACGTGAACGAGAACCAGAACTGGCTCAAATTGCAGGCTTTCGGGCTCACGAAAACCCCGGAAGACCAGAAGAACGGCAAGAATTACCCGATGCTTGCGATTCCGACGAGCCGTGGCGCCGTGAAGATCAATTCTTCCGGAAGGATCACGGGTGCAGGAGCCGCCCGGATGCTCAAGTACGGCTCCCAGCATCCGAAAAAACGCAAAAACCACGTCGCAACGCCCCACGCTTTCATCATGAAGGGAGTCGCTGGCGGAAAAGATGTTATCGCCAAGCGCGACAAGGAAAACCGCAAGAAAATCGACTTCTTCTTTGTGCTCCAGCCGTCGATCAACATCAAGAAGAATTGGGATTTCTACGGGATTATCCAGGATTACATCGACAAGAACTTGGATTCCATCTTTGACCGTACATGGGCGTGGGTAAAGGCGCACCCGAAGAAAAGATGAAACGCTTTTTCTCTGCAAAAATCCGCACGCTCTACTTTTTGGGGTGATATGGCATACCGAAGCATCTTCACAGTCAGTCTTTGCCAGCAGAAGTTGGCGGAATACCTCGAAGCGGAAACCCGTGTTTTGAGTTCACAGAGCTACACGATCGGCGGCCGTTCGCTGACCCGTGCAAACTTGGCTGAGATTCGCTCCGGAATCGAAATTTGGTCGGCAAGGCTTGCCGATGCGCAGGCGGCCGCAAACGGACGTGCTGGCATTGGCTGTTTGTCCGTCATTCCGCACTAGGTGAATCATGATCGGTTATGGCAAAGGTGTTGCCTTCAAGGGTGCTTCGATTGTCAATGAAGCATTGAAGGCTTTTCGTGTAAGTCGAGGCTCGGCGGACAGGGATGCCGCTGTCGATGGCGAAGAACTTGCCGTCCGCAGCAGAAACCTTGTCCAGAACAATACGTTTTCCAGCGCTCTCGTCAGTTCCGTCGATGTGAACGTGATCGGAAAGGGCATTCATGCACGCCCCGTTCCGAATGCCAAGCTTCTCGGCATTCCGGAAGAACGTGCGAACGAATTTCGTGAAAAGGTTCAGGGACTTTTCGACCTTTGGGCAGACAATAAGTCGTGCGACGACGAATACCGAAACGACTTCTATCAGCTGCAGAACCTCGGACTTAAAACCCAGCTGATCACCGGAAACCTTTTTGCACTTCCGAGAAACGATTTCTCCAATCCGTTTGGCCTCAAGGTCAAGCTCCTCGAAGGCGACCGTTGTCGCAATCCGTGGAATGTCCGCGACACGGACCGCCTTGCGATGGGCATCGAAACGGACGGTCACCGTGCGATTGCGTACTACTTCACAAAGAAACCGCCGTTCGGCATTGACGACTACTGTGCCGGATTTTACGATACTGTCCGAATCAGTATGTTCGACGCATTGCAGAACCAGGCGGTCGTTCATACGATGGTTTCCGACCGCACGGATCAGCGCCGCGGCATTCCGTATTTGGCTCCGATTATTTCTCAGCTGAAGCAGCAGGAACGCTACGAGGATGCGGAACTCTTGGCGGCTGTCGTTTCCGCCATGTTCACCGTGTTCATCACCTCGAACGATACCAGTTCACAGGTGAATTTCAGTGGAAACATTGCCCCGGAGCAGAAAGTTTCCAATGCCCCGAATACCGTTGAACTCGGACCGGGCATGATTAACACTTTGGCGAACGGCGAAAAGATCGAGATCGCGGACCCGAAGCGTCCGAACGTGAACTACGAACCTTTCGTGAATTCCATCTTCAAGGAAGCGGCCGCAAGCCGTGGGCTTTCTTCGGAAGTGGTTCTCCGTCAGTTCAATTCGAGCTATAACGCCGTGCGTGCCGCCATCCTCGAGAGTCGAAAGACTTATGACAAGCTCCGCTATGATTTCGTCGCGGATTTCTGCCAGCCGATCTTTGAAAAGTTCCTAACCACCTGCATTGCGACTGGTGTCATCGAGGCTCCGGGCTATTTCGACGACCCGATCAAGCGAATGCTTTGGAATTCTTGCGCATGGATTGGCGATTCCCATTTCATGCTCGATCCGACGAAGGAAACCGAAGCGATCATCAAGCAGCTCGACAACCAGCTGATCGACCGTGACACGGCTTGCCAGATGATTACCGGCATGGAATACAGCGTGATCGCGGAAAAGATTGCGGCGGCTCGCAAGATCCAGGCGAAGTTCGACCTTCCGGAACCGGGCACCGTGAACAAGACGGAAAGCGTGAGCGTTCAGAAGGAAGACGGTGCGACGGAAACTTCGACTTCTTCCGGAACGACCGAAAATTAAGATGAAACGCTTTCCCTTGTGCGATTTTTTGCAGTGGTAATTTTTTGAAAAAGGTTTAGAAATGGGCAAATACTTTTCGAAAATCGTTCATAGCCGTTTGGCGATCCGCAAAGATGCTGCGGAAATGCTCGCCCAGTCTTCTATCGATGGCAAGATTTGGCAGAAGCCGGATGGCGAATGGAACGTCAAGGCGAACGTGACTTATCGCCCGGACAATATTGCCGTGATCCACGTCGACGGTGCGCTTTCGTACCGTTCCGATTTTTGGGCGGCGATTTTCGGGAACGACACCTACAATTCCATCGAAGCCGCTTTCGACGAATGCTGTGGCAATCCGAATGTTCTCGGTATTGTTTTCGACATCGATTCTCCGGGCGGTGAAGTCAGCGGAGTTTCCGACCTTGCCGAAAAGATTTACAACGCCAGAGGATCGAAGCCTTACGGCATTGTCGCCCGCGCTGGCGGCATGATGTGCTCTGCCGCCTATTGGCTCGGATCGGCTTGTGAAAAGATATACACGGCCGCAGCCGGCACGCTCGGAAGTATCGGCGTTCTCTGTTCCTTCATGAAGCATGATGATTCCGTGCTCGAAACGATCGTTTCCGATCTTTCGCCGAACAAGAACCCGACCCCTGAAACGGCCGAAGGTCTTTCTCTCATCAAGAAGGAACTGAACGACCTTGCAAGCGTGTTTATCGCAGCTGTCGCAAAGCACCGTTCGACGGATTTCCAGACCGTCCTCACGGAATTCGGCCAGGGTGGCGTTTTCATCGGGCAGAAGGCTGTGGATGCGAAGCTTGCCGATGAAGTCCTATCCCTTGACGAAGTCTTTGAACAAATGAAACTCAACCATAACGGAGGCATTATGCCGAATACCCAAGCACAGGCGGAACATCCGATGGAAATTACCGCTGAAATGAAAGCCGCCGTCCTTGCCGAAGAACGTGAACGCATCAGTGGCATTGCCGCCGCGTTTGCGGGTCTTTCCATTGACGCCGCTGAACGTGAAAAGTTCGTTGCCGAAGGCAAGACCGTTGCGGAAGCGAAGGATTTCGCTTTTGACAAATGCAAGGCCGAACTTGAAGATGTAAAGAAGCAACTTGCCGAAAAAGACGAAAAGATCAAGGCTCTCGAAAACGCGAAGCCGGACAATTCTGCCGTCGAAAAGGTCAAGCAAATGCTTGAAAAGAATTCCGAAGCAAGCGCTTCCGTCGAAGGCGGCGCTCATGCAGAAGAAGAATCCGCAAAGAAGGATGCCGCCATTGAAGCTGCATTCCTTGCGGGCATGAACCAGGAATAAGGAAGGTACTCCAATGTCCACTAACACCCAAACTCATGACTTTTCTAATCTGGTCGCCGGAGGCCTTCCGACTTTCAAGGCTCTCGACGTGACTATTGCAGCCAACCAGACTGTCACCGTCGGCACAGTCCTCGCTTCCAACGGCATTTCTGCTGATGGCGAAACTTTCTCCGTCTGCAATTCCGCAAGCGAAACGGCAATCCAAAAGGTGCCTGTCTGTGTCGCTCTCGAAGCGGCTACGACTGGCGCAAGCGAAATGGCAACGATCAAGGCAGCCTTCATGGGCGAAATTGACGTCACGCTGAACGCTGGCGGCTCCGACACTCAGTACACTCACGTCGACGCGCTTCGCGCCCGTGGTCTTTACATTCGTAACAAACAGGCCTAGGAGGTAACCAATGGCTCTCGATTTGACTAATGCGGTTTCTCTTTCCCGCTTGGTAAACAAGGATCTTCCTGCCCATACGTGGCTTTGGAACAAGTTCTTCAATTCCGAAGAACATGACACGGCAACCATCGCTGTCGACATTGTTTCCGGTTCAAACCGGCTCGCTTGTTTCAAACGTGTCGGCGCAGAATCCGACGCTGTCAACAGTGACAACTTCACCACGAAGCAGTTTGGCCCGAACCAGATCGGCGAAAAGATCCTTACCAAGGCTTTCGATTTTGCAAAGCGTGCCCCGGGTATGCAGCTTTCTTACGCTTCCGGCGAAAAGACGATCGAAGAACGTGTGGCTGAAAAGCTCGGCCGTGACCAGCGCAAGCTTATCAACCGCGTTTGGCGTGCGATCGAAAAGATGTGCGCTGACGCCCTTTTCACCGACACCGTGAACAACTACGATGCCAAGGGCAACCTCATCGAATCGTTCACGATGGGCGTCCCGTCCAGTCACAAGATCGTCAAGACTGGTGACGATCTTTGGACCGCTGCCAAGGCAGACCCGTTCGAACAGCTTGCTGAATTCGAAGTCTTGGTCTCCCAGGACTCCGCTCTCGATGTGACCGATTACGTGCTCGGAAAGAATGCTGCCAAGGCATTCCTCAAGAACGCCAATGTGATCGAAAAGCTCAAGATCAACCGTGGCATGTTCGGCGTCGTCGACCCGAAGAAGCCGGAGGCTGGCGCGAAGTTCCTCGGTTACACCGCCGAAGGCGCAAACATCTGGTGGTGCACCGAAACATACGAAAACTCTGCCGGCACCAAGACCGCCTATGTGCCGGACGACTACTGCCTTGCGATTTCCAAGGACATCGAAGCGACCGTCCACTTCGGCCTCATCGACGATCCAAAGGCTTGCAAGGGCGGCTTCGTCGGCCAGATCTTCTCCAAGACCTGGGAAGATGAAGATGTCGGCGACTGGCTCAAGGTCGCTTCCGCTCCGCTTGCAATCATCACGCAGCCGGAAGCTCTCGTGTACGCCAAGGTCGTGTAGCTGTCATGAGCTTGCGTGACGACATGATGAATGATCTTGCCGATTCGTTTTTGAATACGGACGAATTCGGCGAGGTCGTCACCTTGACTCGCGGTGGGAACACTTACGAGATGCAAGGGCTATACGATTCGCCAGCTGTAAGCTCGGACGTTATCGACATTGATTCCATAGCGCACTCGTGCCGCTTGATTGTGCGTGCTTCGGATCTTCCCGATTCGAAGCCGCGCAAAGGCGACACGTTCGCTTTGGCTTCAAACCAATTCCATACAGCTTTGAATTTGGAAGTTCGTGATTTCGTCTTCGAAAAGGACGGAACCGTGATTTTCCAGTTGCGGGAGATCGCATAAATGGCCCGATATTTGGATTGCATCAAGAACTATCGGAACGCCCTTGTGGATCAGATCAAGACTGCAGATATTGACGGCATCGGCGATGCCGTTTTTCCTTTCCGCGTCCAGAAATCGTTCCCGGAAGAACGCAGTTATGTGGTCGTGGATTATGACAGAGCAGATTTTTCTGTTCTGAATATTGCCCCGAAATCCTACATGATGAGGGCGTCCGTCAAAATCGGAATTTATACCCGTGGATATTTGACGGGAGAATCCGAGAATCCAGATTTTTCTACGGTCGCAGACCTTGCCGACTACCTGGACGATCTTGTTCGGAGTGTTCTCGAAGTTGTCGAGCCTTGCCGCAAGCGTGTTGGCCCGTTTAACGGGCTCGTGAAAAATTGTGACCTTGCGGGAATCCAGTACGGAGTTTCCGACGATTCGGAAGCGACCCGTGCAGGTGCCTTGATAACTCTTTCTGTGTCCGGAGAAGTCGAGATCCCGCTCTATAATAATCTCGAAACGTTCACCCGTGCGACGAGCACGATCCGTGCGGATGAAGGCGACGGAAACGTTCAGGAATTCGAAACGGAGATTCCTCAAGAAGAATGATGAAACGATTCCCGATGTTTTTGCGCCCTACAACGTACATTCCACTATTGGAAAAAGTCGCTGAAAAAAGATTGATCCAACACAAAACAAAAGAAGGTAACAAATGACTTTCAACGAAATTCCTTCTAAAAACCTTGTGCCTCTTTTCATGACCGAAATCAGCAATGTGAATGCGGTCAAGGGTGGCGCAATGCCGCAGAAGAACATCCTTGTCGGTCAAGCTTTGGACGGCAACTCCGAATTCATCGGCACGCCGGTTCAGGTGCGATCCGCTACCCAGGCAGACGCCGCTTTCGGTCAGGGCTCCCAGCTCGCATTGATGTGCCGTGCGTTCCTGAAGAACTCCAAGAACTCCGATCTTTGGGCGTTGGCTGTCGCTGACGACCAGACGAATGGGGCGAAGGCTTCCGGCACAATTACGGCTGCCGTCACGGGCGTTCTTGAATCGACTGGTACGCTTTACTTGATGATCGGTGGCCAAGCTGTGAACGTCACTTGCCGTGCTGGCAATACGGCGGCAAACGTCGCAAGCGCTATCGCTGAACGAATCAACGCTCTCGGCAATTTGCCTGTCGTCGCCACGGTTGCAGATGCAGTCGTGACGGTCACCGCAAAGAACGCTGGTGCATTCGGAAACGGAATCGACATCCGTTATAACCATAACCAGGGCGAAGAACTTCCGGAAGGTCTTTCTGTAACGATTTCTGCCATGGCGAATGGTGCAGGCGATGCGAGCTACGAAGATGCGGGTCTTGCCGAAATCCTCGCAGGGACGTGGTACAACTCTTTCGTGATCGGTTCTTCCGATGCGACGAATGTCGCCTACTTCAAGGACATCCTTGATGAACGCTGGACCGCAACCGTCCAGCAGACGGCAGCGCTTTTCGTTTCGCAGAACGCTCTCACGACGAAATCCGGATTGCAGGCTTTTGGCAATGCGCAGAATGCGCAGGTTATTTTCACTCCTGGCATTCCGAAGACTCCGACTCCGGGCTTCGAAGTCGCCTCGGCCACTCTCGGCGTAATCGCTCCGCTTTCCCTTAAGGATCCTGCCGCTCCGCTTGCAAATGTTGTCGTGAAGGGAATTGTCGCTCCGCGCTATGAAGACAAAATCGGTCTTGCAGATGGCAACGATCTTTTGCGTGCTGGTGTCGGTCTTTTGAAGTCCGACGATGCTGGCAACGTGATTCTCGGCCGTTGCGTGACTACATATAAACGCACGGCGGCGGGCGCAGAAGATACTTCCTACCAACAGCTTGAAGTCATTTATACCCTTGCATACCTTCGCTGGTATTGGAATAACCACATTGCGATCAAGTTCCCGCGTGCAAAGCTTGCCGACGACGGCAACGTTTTTGGCCCGGAAGCTGGCGTGATCGTGACTCCGACGGACATCAAGGCGGAACTTCTCGAATGCTACGACTACTGGTACCGCAGGGGTCTTGTCCAGAACAAGGAAGAATTCGAAGCCAACTGTTACGTTGTCCGCGATCCGGACGATGATAACGCTGTTCAAATCTATATCCCGGCTGATTTGGTCGACCAGCTCTTTGTCGGCAAGTCCTTGCTGGCTTTTAAGTGAGGTGAAACATGGAAGATGTAGGCGGAAAGTCTCAACTCTTTGTGAATGGCGTCCAGTATAAGCTGAAGGCGAATCCGACAATCACTCCGGGCGGCGAATCCCGCTCCGTGATTATCGGCGTCGATGGCGTTATGCATGGCACCAAGGTCGATGCGACGCAGCCAGGCGTGATTTCCGGTGTGATTACCGACGCAAGCGATCTCGACATTCGTGAACTCAAGCAGCTCAAGAATGCGACCGTGAAGGTGATCAAGGCTAACGGAAAGAATGCAGTTCTGAACAACGCCTGCTTCAGCGGTACGGCTGAACTGAGCGGTGACGAAGGCGAAATCGCGTTCGAATTCCAGGGTTCTCCTGTAAAGGAAATCTAGGTCCTAAAAGAAGGGCGTTCCCGACGTTTCATGCAGGTTTCTTAGGGAGCGCTCTTTCTTTTTATCCGCATTTTTGCGATTGGAGCAAAGGCTTGTGTTGTCATAGTCGCAAGTGCCCGTTCGAATCGGGAGTGCGGCTTACAAAGTCATAAAAAAGGAGTAAAAATTTATGGCAGAATACAAACTCAAGCACCCGATCAAGAACGTCAAAGGCGAAGAAATCACCGCTGTCAAGATCAAGGAAGGCTTCAGCGGTGCGGACCTTGAAATCATGGGAAACGCTTCCGAAAAGGGCGAGGGCACGATGCTCATTACGATCGCTTCTCAGGTGGTGGAAGATTTCTCTCCGACGTATATCCGTGCGATGGATGCCCGTGATGTGAAGGCGCTTGCGGAAATCGGCAGAAGTTTTTTAGACGATGGCAAGGACTGAATCGGGTCGAATGCCTTGCTGCGCTTGCCGGAATTTTCCATTGGTCCTATGACCAGGTGATGGATTTGACTCCGGAGCGGTTGAAGTTCTCTCTCGCGGCCCTTGAACAATTTGCACGTTGGAAAAAGTGATGAAAGCTCTAGAGTATCTGCTCAATTTCAAAACGAACAAGGCTTCGATCAATGATGCGAATGGTTCCGTCAAGACGCTGAAAGAATCCGTTCTCGGCGTCGGCTCGGCAATCAATTCGGTCCGTTCCGATCTTTCGAAGTTCGCGGGTTCGCAGAAATGGGCGAACATCGCAAGCCTTTCTTCCAACGTTTTCAGCAGTATCGGGAACATTGCGTCTTCTGTCAAGAAGGCGTTTTCTACGTCGTTCGATTTCGTTGCGGATATCGCCGCAAGCGGCGACAAGATCTCGAAAACGGCCCGCCTTGTGGGCCTTTCCGTAAAGGACTATCAAGGATTCCAGTTTGCGGCTGAACGTTCCGGGCTTTCACTCGAAACGCTCGATTCCGCCTTGAAGAAGTTCAACGTGACTCTCGGCAAGGCGAAAAGCGGGGACGCCACGGCCGGCAAGTATTTCGAGGCGCTTCTTCCGAAGGGCATTTCCGAATACGAGAACAGCAAGGATGTCATTCTCGACATTGCGGACGCCTACAAGAAGCTCTCAGCTGAAGAACGTGCGATGGTCTCGCAGGACGTTTTCGGGAGTTCCGGGTTGCAGATGGTGGAACTTTTCGCCGGCGGAGCGGCTGGAGTCCAGGATCTTCTGGACCAGTTTGATTCCCTTGGCGGAGGATTTTCCGAAGAAGCGGCAAAACAGGCGGAAAAGTTCGACGATGATCTTCTGGATATGCAGAAGACGTTCGGTTCGATGAAGATCCTTTTGGGGTCTTCTTTGATTCCGCTATTCTCGAAGCTTTTCAAGACGATCACTGATTATTTTGTCCAGAACAAGGATTCCATCCAGAAGAGCGTTTCGAGCCTTGCGGAAACTTTAATAAACGGGATTCAGGCGATCATTCCGCGTATTCCGGAAATCCTTTCCGGGCTTCAGCGCATGTTTGAAATTGTCGGCGACATCGTCGAATTTGTCGGTCCTATCAAGAGCCTTTTTGCTGTAGGAATTCTCGGTTCTCTCGGCTCGATCGTTCCGCTCGTGACTTCCCTTGTGGGTTTGATTGGCGGTCCTGCCGTGGCGGCGATCGGCGCCGTCGCGGTCGGTCTTGCCGCCTGGGGTACCATCTTCAATTCGATCTACAAGAACTGGGACATGATGGTTTCGAGCTTCCATGATTTCGAGAACTGGCTCCGTGGAACGAAGCTCGGAAAGCTGATGGACTTCATTTCCGGAAGCAAGGTGGATTTCGATTCGGCGACCGCCGAGACGGATGCCGCAATGGCGGCATTGAAACCTACGATGAAGATTCCGGGAGCCGTAAAGTCCGTATCCTCTTCGACGACCACGACGAGCCGCTTTGCGGTGGACTTCAACAACACCCCGCCGGGCGTGACGGTGACCGCTCCGCAGACGGGCGATTTCGATTATTCCGTCGGTTATACTCTCGGAGGGATCTAGATGGCTTTTTCCGATACTTTGCACAAGGTAACGATTCAAACGTCCGCGGGCATCGTTGAATGCGTCGGCGGATCTTACGCCGGAGTTTCTTTTTTCGTTCAGGAAACGACGAAATCGGGCGGGCGCAACGTGGTGTCTACGGCGCTCCCGTCGAGCGACGAGCATGTGAACGAGGACCTTGGCGAACGTGTGCCATCGTACACTTTCAACTGGTATCTTCTCGGCGACGATGCCGAAGTCCAGTGGCAGAAACTCGAAGCGGCATTCCTGAAGCGCGGGGCATTCGAGCTTGTTCATCCGGAATACGGGAAATTTCAAGCGCGTTGCACGAACTATTCTTCCGGAATGCGCTCGAACGAATCCGGCTACAAATCGGGATCCGCCACTTTCGTTCCGGAATCCGACGCAAAGCCTTCTTCATTCAGCACAGTCGATGTGCATGGCGTCGGAATGGAAATGGTAAACAATTCCGCAGCCGATTCCGCTTCGAGCTTCAAGAGCCGCTTTTCCGTTATCGGCAAAGCGAAATCCGTTGTTGACCGCTGCGTGGATGCGACCGTGACCGTTCTCGACATCATCGAGGGCGCCCGCCAGAGCGTCCGCGATGTGAACGCTTTTGTTTCCAAGCTTTCGCAGATCCGTGACAATATCGGGCTTATCCTTTTGACGCCTTCGGACTTCATCGACCGAATTGAAAGCCTCGTGATGATGACGAAGGAAACGTTCGACTTTTCGGACGAGGCGTTTACCGATTACGTGAACGAAAGTCTCGTGATGATGGACGAGATCGAGATCGAGGAAGCCGTGGACGTTTCGAGTACGCTCTCTTCCGAAATCCAGCGGGCATCCCTGATGTTTGCAGCCGTGATGGCTGCACGGTCCGCCATGAATGCGACATACGAAAGCGCTGACGAAGTTCATGCGATGCGCGAAAAGATTTCGACAGTATTCGAAAATGCGATGGGAAAGGTCACGGAACAGAGCGATTACATGGCGCTTGCAAACCTTGCCGCCGTTGTGGACCAGTATTTGCGCGAGATCGTCGCGAACCTTGCCGTGATCGTGGATTACCCGCTTGCGACGACTAGGGATGCATTAAGCGTGTGTTACGACTGCTATGGATCGCTCGACCGCTTTCAGGATCTTCTGAACCGGAACTCGATTTTTGACCCGATGACGATCACCCGTGAATCCGTGAAGGTGCTTTCCAAATGATCGAAGTCTTTGCGAACGGGAAACTTTTCAAATATTGGACGGACGCAAACGTGAGCCGTTCCCTTTCGAACATTGCGGCAGGTTTCAGCCTGACTTTGACGACATCCGACACGTCGGGCGGACGTGTGCAATTATGGCCAGGAGACGCCGTTAAAATTCGCGTGGACGGCATCGACGTTCTCGACGGTTACGTGAACAGGGTTTCTCCGTCGTTTTCCGGAAGCCAGCATTCGCTTCTCGTTCAAGGTTTCGAAAAGACGTGCGACCTGGTGGACTGTTGCGTTGAAAGCCCTGTGGAATGGGCGAACAAGACGCTTGACCGCATCGTTTCCGATATTGTCGGGAAGTTTGGGTTGAATTTTTACAATCCGGAAAATGTGGACGTCGGGGCCGCTTTCGAAAGTTTCGCTGTCGATCCCGGAACAAAGGCGCTCGATGCGATTGGAAAGATCTGCAAGGAGCGTGGAATATTGCCGTGCTCCAACGGCCTTGGAAAAGTTTACCTTCTGCAGCCGTCTTCCGCAAAGCGTGGCCCAGAACTTGTGCAGGGGAAGAACCTGATTTCAAGCTCTGCGGAATATTCCCTTTCGAGCCGATACAGCGACTATTTCGTCTATGGCACTGGAAAGGCAAAAAAGCGCGTAGAATCGACCGCAAAGGATTCGGACGTAAAAAGATACCGTCCGCTTGTGATCGTGGACGCAAACGCCGTTTGCAAGGAAAATACGGACGCCCGTGCGGATTGGGAATGCTCGACCCGCAAGGCGAAATCCTTGCAGCTCAAATGCTCCGTCAAGGGATGGATGCGTGATGTTTCTAACCTCTGGGAACCGGGCCTGATCGTTTCCGTGACGGCTCCGGATCTTTTCATTGACGAACCTGTGGACTTGCTCGTTTCCGCCGTGAACTATTCGTTCGGCACGGGCGGTTCATTGACGAATTTGACGCTTGTCCAGGAAGGATGTTTTGCCCCGCAGCCGGAAATCAAGAAGAACCCGGTGAAGAAGGTCAAGACCCTGAGAAAGGACGCCTATGCGGCGATCGCAAAGAAGGTACACGGATGATCGAGATGATTGAAAAAGTCGTGCAGAAGTTGCGCCTGCTCGTCGGGCGCTGTGACGTGCAGTCCACGAAGTACAAGGACGGCCAGCTGACGGCGGACGTGGAACTGATTGCGGGCGAAAAACGGAGAAACGTAGAATTCCTGCAGAACTATGGTTTTTCGTCACGTCCGAAGGGGAACGTTTCGGGCGTCGCCGTGTTCATTGGCGGAAGCCGCGAGAACGGGGCCGTGATCGCCACGAATGGCGACGACATGGCGCCGAAACTCGAAGAAGGCGAAGTGATGGTGCATTCGCCTTTCGGCCAGAGCATCTATTTGAAAAAAGACGGCAATATCGAGATTTCCGCAAGTTCCACGGGCCAGGTGATCGTGAACAACGACATCGTATGCAAACGTGAAGTCTATGCAATGGCGATGACGGAAGCCACGAAGGTTTCTCTCTCGAAGCACATCCATGCGACGAACATGGGTTCGACCGCCGTGCCGACTGTCGGCTCCTAAAAAGATGTAACTCTTTCCATTTGCCGCCGAGGTTCTAAAGGTACTTTGGCGGTGATGGACTTGACGCTTAAACAGACTTCGAACGGGTCGTTCGACCTTGACTTTGACGGCGACGATCTGAAGACGGACAATTCGCTCCGCAATGCTGTTGCGATTTCCATCGGCACGTATGCGCGCGACCGCAAGACGCCGCAGAACAAGATTATCGTCGGTCCTGTGATTACAGGCTGGTGGGGTGACGCTTTGGATGCAGAAGGCACTCTTGGTGGCTATCTCTACGAGGCTTTTCCGGGCAAGAGTTCGGAAGAAGTCGTTTCCGATGTCGAAGGCCTTGTTCTCGAAGCTCTTGAATGGATGAAAAATGACGGCATTGCCGCCGATGTCAAGGCGTCCGCTTCTGCTTCCGACGGGATTCTGAACATTTCCGTGGAGATTTTCGAGCCTGACGGAAAGAGCGAAGATTACGCATTCGAAATCAACTGGAGAGCGACCGATGAGCTTCTATAGCCTTTCCGAACTTGTGCGCTACATGGAAAGCGCTTTTGCATTGAAATTCTATTCCGGTGCCGCCGTGCTCCGTAAGGGCGTTTTGAAGGTCCTTGCGACCGTTTTCGGCGGAGCCCTGTATTTGCTTTCTGTCGTGGCAAAAAGAATCTGGAAGAACCGTTTCGTGACGACCTGCGACGTGCAGGCGCTTGACGGATTCGGGGCCGAATACGGGATCCCGCACAAGGCTGCGACATTTGCGCGTGGATATGTGACGGTGACTCTTGAAGACGGTGTTTCCAGTGCGACAATCCCTGCCGACACTTACTTCATTGACAGTGTTTCCGGCAAGGAATTCAGGACGCTTGCTCCGTCCACGATTACGGCTTCCGCCTTGACGGTACTCGTGATCGCCTCCGATGCCGGATCCGATTCAAATTTGGATGCGGACACGGAACTTTCTTTCCGCGACGCCACTCCGACCGGTCTTGAAGATACGGCTGTCGTCGATGATGATGGTATCAAGGGCGGCTATTCTGTCGAAGTCTATGTCGATGGCGAAACTCAGGAATGGGGTGAAACGGCTGACGAATATCGTACTCGGCTTTTAAATAGAATCCAGAATCCGCCGCAGGGCGGATCCGAGAACGATTACAAGCAATGGGCGGAACGTTTTTCGTTCGTCAGCGATTCGTACATCAAGAGTGGTGAACCTAGAGCCAACTGTGTGGCTGTAGCTCTTGCGAATTACAACGCGGACGTGACGCTGAACGCTGACGAAGTTTCTCAGGTCGAGGAATACATTCTTTCAGATTCCCGCCGCCCGATCACGGCGGATGTCCGTGTCTTTAGCGTGACTCCTGTGTCGTTTACGATAACGGCAGCGGTCACGCCTTCCACGACTTCCGTAAAGCAGAGCGTTTCCTTGGCCGTCCAGAATTTTTTGAAAGATCTCGGTCCTGGCGCTTCGGCTTCTTTTGAAGCTTGCCGCGTTTACGTTCTGTCGAATTCGCTTGCCGACACTTTCACGATTTCTTATGTCACGCGTGACTACATCGCGGTTTCGAGTTTTGAAACGGATTTCGATGTTTCGAACGAACTTGCCGAGGTCGGCACGTCCACGGTCAATTTCACGAGCGCTGAATAATGTTTACCGTTTCTTCGACATTTTTCCGCGTCGGTTCCGGGTGCACCGTGACCGTTTTCGGCGGAGTTTTTACGCCGAATTGCAAGGCTGTGATCGGCGGTGTCGAATATGCCCCGCTCGATGTTGGCGAAGATTTTTTCTCTTTTGCCGCTCCAGGATCGGTTGGCAGCTATTCGTTCACGATCACGGATGGAGTGACATCGACTCCGACGCTTTCCCTCAAGGTCGTCCAGCTTTCTGATGTAAACGTTTGGAAATTGCCGAAACGTGGCGAATCCGAAATGTTGCATTTTGTGCTTGGGCTTTTGCCGCGTGGGTTTGGCTGGCACATTGTGCCTGGAATGAATTTTCACAAGCTCTTTTCGGCTCTTGCTCTCGGGATTCTGAAGATTTACGACAAGCTTTGTGATCTCGTTTCGCAAATGTCGCCGCTGACGACTTCCGATTTCGCGCGGTGGGAATACGAGCTCGGACTTCCGAAGAAAGGGCTTGAGCAGTCGACGAATGAAGGACGTTTGCGAGAGATTTTCCGCATCGCCCGCCAGCGTGGTGGGTGTTCCATTGTGCATTTTCGGCAGCTTCTAAACCTGTACGGATCGACTTACGAAATCTATGAGTATTGGAAGGACCCTGGGGAATTCCCTTCTTGGGTCGAAGATCTTGGCGACGGAAAATATTTCTGCGTCTTGGTAAAGCTTAAACTTGTGAACTTGACCTATTTCCGCACGGGTATCGGTCGGTGCGGTGACCGTTTGACTGACTTCGGCGACAAGGTTCTTGAGGAAATCCTTGAGACAGACAAGCAGGCTCACGTTCGATTCATTTGTACGTACACGGAGTAACTTATGCACAGAATTGATTCTGATGGATCTGTCAATAATCAGTTTGTCGATGGCGATGCATCGACGGGAACTGCTGGCACCGTTGTCGACGCCGCGTTCATGAACAGCGTGCAGGAAGAGCTTGCCGGGATTGTTGAAGGTTTCGGCAATACGCTTTCTTCTGTAAACAACGCCCAGATCTGGAACATCTTGCAGCTTCTCGGCATTCGCCCGCAGAACGTAACCGAAAATAGTTATGCGGTTCCGAGCACTTGGCGCGGTTCTACGCTTCTTTTTATTCCTCCGTCGGATTTTGCGGTAACATCTTATTTCCGCAGTACGGGTGTGATCGTTTTTGTCGTTCCGAAATGGGAATCCAATTCTCCGGATTCTATCTCTTTCGTTTACGGAAATTCGACTGTTGAAATTCCTCGTGGAAGCGCCTTGGTTGCGATTGCAACAGATACGCAGTTTGCGTGGTACAAGAGATTTTTGGTTCTCGATTCCGACAACCGTGCGGTTGTGCCGTACTTGACTGTCGGCGAAATCAATTCCATCGCATTGACGGCGACTTCTTTCTTCAAAAGTGCCGCCTATACGGAATTGACTTGGACGGCTGTAGGTGCGAAATCGGTTGCGTCGTTCAGCGTTCCGGCTGACATGATTTGCGAGCTCCATGTTCGCCACAACATGACGTTCAACACTACCGGGAACGAAACAGCGATCACTACCCTGTACGATTCCAACGGCAGCGGAGATGTCGTCTATTGGGATGTCGTTTCGGGCGGTGGATCTTATGCGGAACAGACGCTCGTCGTGAAGAATTCGGATTCCGCAGCAAAGTCTTTTTCGCTTGTTCAACAGTTCTCGATGGCTTCGATGACTTCGATGACCGATAAAATTACTTGGCGCGGTACATTCCGTTGCCTCTAGGGTATTGAATGAGCCAGACAGCTGAAGAAAAATTCCAGGCTGAACTTGCGGCGAACCTGAAGGAAGCCGGTCAGAAGAACATGCTTCTGACGGAGAATACCGAAACGGCACGTGACCAGGCGATGCAGAACGTCGCAGAGGCTTTCACTGAACCGCTGAAGGAATTCATCGACTCGGAAAGCTCGCTTGCGGCCGCCAGCGTAAAATCTACGGACGGTACGGTCGCTGTGACCGAAGGGACTGATTCGGAAGGCAAACCTTTTGCGGATCTTTCCATCCAGAACGAAATTGACCGTGCCACTGCCGCCGAACAGGCGAACGCGCAGGCGATCGCCGCCGTTGGGAACAAGGGACTTTTCGTCGTCGAAGGGCAGCTGAGATTCGGCTAAGGAGAATTTGAATGTCTAACCCTATCGTATCAGAACTTCAGGACAAGAATGGAAGCGTCTTCGACATCGCGGCAAAGCGTTTCTCCGGTACGCGTACCGTCCAGCTGACGGGCGATGTGACCGGGAGCGAGAGCGGGTGGAACGGTTCCGACACGCTCACCCTCGCCGCCACCATCGCCAGCGGTGCGGTGACTACCGACAAGCTCGCCACGAGCGCGGTGACGACCGTCAAGATCGACGACGAGGCGGTGACACTCGCGAAGATCGCCTCTTCCGCTATGAACGGCACGGTGCAGGACAACGACAGTAAGCTCGCGACCCACGCCGCCGTGAAGACATACGTCGATTCGCAAATCAGCGGGCAGGGTACGTACCTCGGAAAGCATACCGTCGCGGAAATCAACGCCTTCGAGACCGCGAACCTGCACAACGGTGACCGCGTAATGGTGTCGGATTCCGGAACTATCAACCTCGGCCCGGGCGGTGTCGGTTTCGACGTGGTGGCCGGCGAAGACCTTATCCTCTACAAGGCGGGCTCCGTCGTCCAGTGGGACTCAATGGACGGCAACTTCAAGACGAAGCAGACGGCTGTCGCCGACCCGACGGCGAGCGGCACGGGGCTCGAATTCATCGCCACGGCTTCCCAGAACGCCAACGGCGAAATGACCGTCACGAAGAAGACCGTGCAGGACGGCACGACCGCCCAGAAGGGCGTGGTACAGCTCGAAGATTCCACAAGCTCCACCAGCACCACGAAGGCAGCGACACCCAACTCCGTCAAGACCGTCTACGACCTTGCGAATACAAAGCAGGACGCCCTCCCGACAAGTGGAGATGCTACCGATACTTACGCAATCAACATTTCTGGAAATGCTGCGACGGCGAGCCTCGCGGAGCGATCCAAACAGGCGTACGTTCTCGCGGTGGATGGAGAAGCAACCACTGCGACGTACCGAAAGCTTGGGCACCTAATGACATCGAACGGTGGGTGTAGAGATGTGATTATGCTTGTGACGTCTCCGGATACTCTATACATGAACATTCCGGCGACATACCTCGTGTCGGTGACTAATCGCATGAGCACTCCACGGGTTCGTTACCTTTCGCTCGGTCCGTTGCAAAACGAATCCGTACGGATGGCGTCATTCGGTTATGTCCTCTATGACAACAACGATATTGAGTTGGCGATGTATTGCCCAAATTTCGGTGGCAATATTAAAGTGCAATTACTCACTTCTCACGCATTTACGCTTGATGAGGATTTCACTTCTTTCGACGGCACGGGATACGTTGTCGGTGACAGGTACACCAACGTTTCGTTTCTCGGCTCCGCCGCTATCGGCTCCGCCTCCATCCCCACCTACGTGGATGAGAACGGAACGGTTCAGCCCGTCACGGCTGTGGGTATCGCCAACGGCGGCACGGGTGCGACGGATGCGGCGACGGCTCGGACGAACTTGGGAGCGCAGGCGGTCATCAGCGACCTAGTAACCATCCGCAGCGGTGCAGCGAAGGGCGCCACCGCCCTCCAGCCGGAAGACGTGACCAGCTCCTATTCGGCGACGGGAACAGCTCCGGTCAACGGTACGGCGGTGGCGGAAGCGGTGGCGGGAGTGACACAGGACACGACCAATATGTCGCAGGTCACGGCGGCGGCCCTTGCGGAGCTCGCCAAGCGGATCGAAGGGATCGAACAGAGGGAAAACTACGGCGACCTTCTCGCGGACTCCATCCGCATCCAGGACTTCCCCCTCGTTGGCGGAAAGGCGATGGTCCTTGTCGGCACGTCCGCACCGACGGATGCTCCCGACTATTCCGGCCAGGTCTACGTCGATACGGTGAATGCGGTCGTGTACGTCGCAAAGGGCGAACGCTCCGCGAGCGACTGGCAGGCGCAGCAGGCGGCATTCGAATGGATGACGGGCGCCGAGGCGCTCCAGCTCTTCAACGACGCGTGGGACGCGGCATAAAAGGAGAAAAGTGAATGGCGACTTACGACGACAAAGGCGTAAAGGGGGCGCAGCTCAAGAGCATCGCTCAACAGCTCGCGACCAAGATCAAGACGAAGCAGGACACGCTCGACATCGAGTACGACGCGGCGAACGCGCGGCTGATTTTCAACAACGTGGAAATTTCCACGCCTGAATAGGAGAATAGACAATGGGCTACCTGAACAAATTCACCACCGAGAGCGAGTATTCCTCGGCGACGCTCCCGACCGATTCGAGCTCGGTGAGTCTTGTAACGGACACGAACTCCGTCAAGTACGACGGCGTAAACTGCGCCGTGAAGGTGCCGAAGCCGGGCGACGCCGTGTACGTGCCCGCCTCGTGCATCTACAGCGCCGCATCCGTGCCCGCCGGCACGGCTGAAGGATCCGTGACTTTCATCGCGGGCGAGACGCTGAAGACCGATTCCTCGAACGGCTACTGCCCGGAAGGCCGCACCGACCTTCGCCCCGTCGGCGTCGTCGGCGCCGTGCACGGCCGCAAGGCGCTCGTGCTCTGGAAGAGCTCGATTAGGGCGATGTGGGCGGAAGACGCCACTAGCACTTTGTTTTCGATTCCGAAGGACGTCCTTTCCGAGGAAGACTACGCGAAGGTGTACGCTCCGACGCTCGTGGATGCGGGAGGACGTGTGGGATGGCGGCAAACCGCATCCGTTGACGTACTCGCCGCATGGCTCACTGGCCATGGCGATTCGAGCGGTACAGGCTCGTGGGACGGCGGCGCGACTTCCGACGGAGAAGGCTCTTTCTTCTACACGCTCGCGGAGTGGCTCGGCACCGCCACCGGAAAGGTGCCGACTTCGGCGGAGTACGCCGCGTTCGAGGTCGAACCGTCCACGCCGACGGAAGCCGGGTGGTACAGGTACCTCGAATCCCGCCGCATTGCGAAGCCTTCGCGCTACACGTACCAGCAGGTCGTGCTCGGCAAGAGCAAGGCTGCGACGGCGGTGCTCGCGTCCGTGAACGCCACGCAGGGCAGGGCGTACTTCCCTATCGCCCAGTATGCGTGCGACCACCATGCGACTTACGGCTCTTACGGCGATTTCTACAACGTGGAAGGTCTCCGCCACGGCGACTGGTACATGATGGGCGTGGACGAGATGGCGGAAGTGTTCCGGGACATCCGCTACTCTCTCTCCGGCTACGGCGTGACCAGCGACCCGTTCAACCGCACCCTCTCCCGCATGGGCGGCATGGCGCTCGAACTCAACAGGAATGACGACGCATGCCGTTATTGGTGTCCGTTCCTGCGTTCGCGCGCGCTCGCGTGGTTTCTGACCTACCGCGGCAATCTGGACGGCAACCACTACCTGTACAACTTCAGGCGGGTGGTGTCGTGCGCTACCGTGGAATTCTAGCGGAGGCACCCAATGGCGACTTACGACAACAAGGCGGCGCTCGGCTCCGGGCTCCTCACGATTATCACGAACGTGCTGAAGAAGGTGAAGCTCTGTCTCACCAACAAGCTCGACAAGAGCGGCGACGGCTCCGATGTGACGGTCGAGTTCACGGAGGCGGCGAACCGGACGAACATCACCACGGGAAGCAAACTTTCAACGCTGTTCGGCCAAATCCGGAAGTGGTTCTCCGACCTGAAGGCGCTTGCCTTCAAGGACAAGGTGGGCGCCTCCGATGTCGAGTCGGGCACGTACAATATCGACATCAGCGGCAACGCGGCCACGGCGACCACCGCGACGAGCGCGACCACCGCCACTGCCACATCGTCCGGCAAGATTTCTGCCGGTAATGACTTGAATGATTACAATGCCGCCAACCGCAACTATCTCTGCAACGCCGGCGACTCCTCGACTGTCACCAACAAGCCGTCTGGCGCGTCTGGCGCGTTCGAGCTGGAAGTTATCCGAGGCACGGGTAATACATGCGTGCAGATATACTACAGCCGCGACGACGTGAATTTCAACTATATACGGAAGTATACGGGACTAAACGACGGCACGTGGACTGACTGGGTGAAGCTCTCCGGCAATGCGGAAGTGTTCACGGCGATCGTGACCTCCACGTCCTTTGCCGACGTGGCCGCGGCCTTCAACGCCGGAAAGGTCATCTTCGCCTACATCGGCGGAACGGTCTCCGGAGGGAGCAGCGTCTTCCGGCAATCAGTGCCTCTCTCGTACGTCGTGTACGAATCGGACGGTACCACTCCCGGTGCTTTCATCTTCCTATTCGAGAACAGCACGCCGAAAACGGCGGTCGGCGGCGGTGTCGGCTCGACGACAAGATGGACCGTATCGAGCACCGGCTGGAGCTCGTCCGTTCTCAACGTGGATTACGCCGTAGCGGCGGGCACGGCGAACTCTGCGAATACTGCGACGACGCTGTCGTCCACGCTGCCCATCGGGCTCGGCGGAACGGGTGCAACGTCGGCGACCGCGGCCGAGTACAACCTGCTGACGAAGACAACGACGCAGCTGTCCGCCGTGTCCGGATCCGACCGTATCCTCTTCGCCTTCGTCTCGCCATCGGCATCCAACGGGCGCATCGGCGGTTACCGCACCGTGGACGAGGTGGGCGCTTATATTCTCACGCTGATGTCGTCGTACCGAAAGTACGCGGGTATCGGATTTATGCAGCAAATCTGCTACGCGCCCACGTCTCCGGGGGCCGGGCGCGGCAACGTCCACATGTTTGCTGGCGGAAAGTGGCACAACTTGGTGAACATCTCGGAAAACGATGCGGGCAACGTCAAGATCGCGTCCATGCCTTCCGATGTCACGTCGTGGACGGACGTGCTGAACCCGCCGAGCTCCATGTTCGTGGCGAAGGGCCTCTGCATCACCCGCCAGGGCTACGTGGGCACGCTCCACGGCTTCCTCGTGCCGAACCCCAACACGGAAGACTACCTGCCGACCCGCAGTTCCAACACGGCGACGACGTACACCCAGAGCGGCTACAAGGCCGCGGCATGCACGCATCTCCGTATCGACGGCTTCGACGAGAACATCGTCGGCGGCGGCATGGCCATCTTCACGGGTGGCCTCATCCTCTACGTGCAGGTGTCCAGCGGTACGCTCCAGGCGGTCACCACGAGCAGCTTCGGGAACTTTACCGCTGGGTCGGAATACTTCTTTTCAATCCCGATCTCGTTCGGGTCCATCAAGTAATCGTAACCAAGGCGAGGTATGGAATGAACTTTGAATCCATGACGGAAGTGGCGAACATTGTCGGGGCTCCGGCTTTCGCCGTGCTCTGCTGTTTCGGCATCGTTGGCTTTGCACTGTACAAGATACTCCCCAGGCTCAAAACAGCCAGTGACGGCACGAAAGCGATTAAAGCCGACCGGGAGCGGAAGCAGAAGGAATATGCGGACAAGTTTGCAGATCTTGAAAAGGGGCTCGCCGCAGAGATCGCGGCACGGAAAACGCTCGAAACGATCATGAGCCAGAGGCTTGACCAGGGCGACAGCCAGTTCAAGAATCTTGAGCGCAAGCTTGACGATATGCAGAAGTCTTTCGGCGAAATAAACGCTGGCGTCGCCAGTCTTGGCGGGAAAATCGAAATGCTTTTGAAAATCAAGGGGGTATAGGATGGCAAAACGAAACAAGATCACCGTCGAGAACGTCAGGGTCTCGAAATTCATGACGACCGAATCGATGCCGAAGCATTTCACGGCTCCGTGTACGATCTGGCTTTACTTTAAGCGGACGATGGCGAACGGCTGCCAGTACCGTGGAGTCATCAGCTTCTCAATCTTTGCGGGCTTCGAATGCGACGGGGCTTCGACTCCGTGGCCTTTCTCCCTGCTCGTGCCTCGATGGCGCAATGGCGACGACCTTTACAACGCTGCTCCGGTTGCCCACGACATTCTTTACATCAAGATGGGGCTTATTCCTGGCATGGATTCGAAATCTGTCGGTATGGAGCTTTCCCGCGAGGAATGCGACGATGTTTTGCGTGGCATGTGGCGGTGCTGGGGAATGTCCCGTTTTGTCGCCGGATGCGCCGACAAGGGGATCGAGGCCCTTGCCGGAGGGAAATCCCACTGGGGAAATGACGGCTACAATGTCCGAAACCGTGTCGCCGTGCGCTGGCGCTACACTTCACTGTAGTTTTACCCGCTTGCGATAATTGGCGGTTAAAAGATGAAACGATTTTGAGGCTTTTGCGCTTGCCGGGGCTATTTTCTAGGGCATGGAAAAAGAGAAAAACGAATTGCCAAAAGTAGACAGTGATTCTGTCGAACATTCCGCACCCGTGCAGGGCTGCCACTACGATTTCAAGCCCGTCAAGGAAACGATCGAACTGATTGAACAGATTATGCAGCGTGAAAGCATTCCGCCGATGGCTCGCTATTGCATCGCTACTGCTTTGAAATATATCTTGCGTCTGGGCGTCAAATCTTCGAAGTGGGAAGAAGATGCGGCCAAAGCTGAAAACTACCTTCATCGTGCCATTACGGGCGGCTGGATGGCAAAAAACTGATGGCAAGATATTTTTCTTTCGAAGAAATGACGGCGACGAATACGGGGCTTTCGAACGTGCCGAACTGGGAACAGATCGAGAACTTGAGAGTCCTTGCAGACTGGCTCGACGATGTCAGGGAATATTTCGGCGCTCCGATTCGTGTAAATTGTGCGTTCCGTTCCAAGGCGGTAAACGCCGCTGTGGGCGGAGTTTCGACTTCCGCGCACTTGGATGGCTTCGCGGCCGATATTTGTGCCTGGAGCGGCAAGGAAAGCGACAACAGGCGTCTTCTGAACATTCTGAAGACGTACACTGTAGACCAACTAATTCATTACCACGCTGTCGCGGGCGTCGAGAGCTCGCCGATCAGATTCATTCACGTTGGGCTCAAACGGAAAAGCGGTGCCCAACGGATGCAGATTATTTGCAAATGATTTTTTGTCTCCCTACCAAAAATGGCTCGGCGATTGCCGGGCCTTTTTATCGCGTTGTCCGAGATTTATGCTTCCGACCAGCCGACTTTCTTTTTCAATTCTGCGAGCGGTTGGTTTGCGAATTCTTTCAGTAGGTATCGCAAAAAGGCGCTCGTGTTTCCGCTTGTCTTCGGCGGTATGCCGATCTTTGCAGCCCTTACCTGAGCTGCCGTTAGCATATCTTCGTTCAGCGTGACGGTGAAGCGTTTTAGACCTTCGATTTTTGCGGGCATAGCTTACTCCTTGATTGTGACGAAAGATCCGTCAAGGTCGCTCCATTCGCGAGCTTTCCAAGTTGCGCCTTCGCTTTTCTTGCCATAACGGGTGATGGTCACGGTGCAGTCGTCGCGAATCGTGATGTCGAAAGACTTGAACTTCATCTCCGTCGGCCATTCGAATTCCTTGCCGGCATAGATGATTGCGGCTTCGTCGGGCGTCAATTCGCTGGAGAACCAGGAAGTTTTCCCGGTCGTGGAAGAATGACGGTGCAGCGTGAGCTCGACGCCTCGAATGTTTGCGAGCATTTCGGCGCCATTTTCGGCAAAGATCTTCTTGCCGATTGAGTTGCATCCGTCGACGGCTGTGCCGACGAAATTGCCGTAGCTGTTGACTTTCGCGTTGATGTACTTCGGATGATTTTCCATGCGGATGACGTTTTCGGCGCCGTTGATGATGTCTTGGATTTTGGTCTTCATGGTGATTTCTCCTTAATTGATGGCGAACGTTTCGCCGAATTTTTCTTTGTGTTCTTCGGCATATCTGTCGACAAACTTTTGCGGTTCGCATGGAGCGAGCTCCGCATGGAGTTTTTCGCGGATGTCGTTGTCCATGTAGATAGCGATGTCGTCGATGTTGTAAATTTCTCCGTTGACGGTAACGGCTTTATCGGCGTCGATCCAACCGCTTGCGCCTTTGACGACTTCCACGAATGTGTTGTCCCGGATGTAATCGTTCATCTTTTCTTCGCGTGTCTGACCTTTTGTGAGTTCGTCTTCGTCGATGGTGGAGACCCAGTTTTCGTAGGTGTCTACGGATCCTGTATCTACATGCATGTAGAAGCTCTCGGAACTGTCGTTGAAATCTTTGAGCCATCCCACAGCAGCGGTCTTCGCTTCTTCGCAGTAGTCGTCGCTTTCTTTGTCGCCGTACTTTTCTTCTGCGTGTGCAAAGTCGCGATGGGCGCAAACGATGGCTTCTCGCTGCTTGTCGGTCATCTCTTCGGTGAAGGCGTCCGTGCCGATTGCGGAGTATTCGATCACGAGTTCGAGGAATTCTTCTTTGGTTGCGATTTTCATTTTGATTTCTCCTTTCCATTCGTTTATGTCTATAATATACACATTATGCATATAATATGCAATAGTTTTTTTATTTTTTTCAAAAAAAAAATCAGATGCGGTTCACCGCATCGTCGAGATCGGACCGGCGAACGTGGGCGTAATGCTTGAAGAGTACAGCCATAGAGTCGGCTTCAAGTCGCATGAGCTCCTGCACGGCTTTCGTGTTCACGAATCCGCTCATCCTTGACATGGACGGCGTCATCATCTGCGGAGGCACGAGAACGTGCAGATAACGCTGGACACCTACAGCCACCTCCTGCAGGAGGACCTGACGGAGGCGGCGAATTCGGTGGGCTAGGCGGCGGCGCTCCGCTCCTTGGCGAGCTTGGCGGCAGCCCTCCGGCGCCTTCCGCGTTCGCGTTCGTAAGCCTTGCGTTCAGGCGTCCGGTTGCGTTTCCGGTCGGCTTCCCGGCGCCTTTCCTTCACGTCCTCGCGAGACAGGTATTCCTTTGTCCAGGCGATGCGTTTCGGGTCCTTGGCCCGCTTCCTGTCCGACCTGCGGTTCAGTTCCCGGCGCCTTTCCGGGTGTTCCTCCGCCCACCGCTTGATGTTGGGCTTGTTGCGTTCCTGGTACTCCTTGACCTTGTCCGGGTTCGCGTCCCGCCACGCCTTCTGCGTCGCCATGACGCGTTCCGGGTGCATCTCGCGCCACCGCTTCGTGGCCCGCTTCGCGTTGCGCTTGACGGGATCCTCGATGAGGCAGACGGTGCGCGTGAAGTGGTGGGCGGCGATCTTCTCGGCAAGGAGCTCGTCGAAGGTTTTCTTTTCGGGCATGGCTGGCTCCTTATGCGGCGAGAGGCACGTTGTATTTTTTCACCCATTTCTGGAACGCCTTCCGGGCTTCGGCGGTCGGGTGGATGTCTTCCGCCCGTTCGTCGGCATAGAACTGGCCGACGGAGAACTTGCGCCCCTTGATTTTCAGCTCGACGGTCGAGTTCGGCTTCCCGTTCAGGGTGATGAAGACGAGCACGCATTCCTTCTTGACGACCTTGGCGGAGTAGTTCATCGAGACGATGCACTGGTGCAGGGCGCGCGCCTGCTTCCCGTATTCTTTCACGCTTCCGGGCACGAAGATGGAGAAGCCGTCACGACCGTTGAAGGTCTTCCCGAGCCACTTCTTCACGGCCTTTGCGTATTCGGCCTGGAAGGCGGCCTGTTTCAGCTTTTCGGCGTTGCGGCGTTCGCGCACGAGCTTGTCGTGGCGCTTTTGCAGGTCGGAAGGGAAATGCCAGTACGGATCACTCATGTCCTTGCCTGCGGTTCTCGCCATTTCGAGATAGTCGCCGTACAGGATGATCGAATGGTCGTCCAGCTTTTCGCAGAACCGGAGCTCGGCTTCGCAGAAATCGCGGCAGGGCCAGTTCTGCTTGAGCTCGATCATGCGGGCGGTCCAGCCCTTCACGAGACGGCGGATCTGTTCCGGGCCGTAGTCCTTGCCTGGATTTTCCCGCATGATTTTGAACCACGCCTTGAGCGTCGGCTTCGAGAGCCTGTAAAGGATTTTCGACGTGGCGAGCTTCCAGTACCCTGCGGCGACGACGAGCTCCACTTCGGGATGTTCTTTCCAGATCGGGAGCAGCTCGAAGATTTCGGAGATCGTGAGGTCCGCCTTCTGGAGGACGTAACGGAAATTCGGGTGGGCGTCGCAGACGAGAGCCTTCTCGCTTTCGGTCGGCTTGTCCCATCCGAGGCAGGGCCTGAAATTTTCGGGCACGGAGCCCCACGGTTCCAGTTCGGTCTTGGTGCCGCAATACAAATAATAGCAGCGTTCGGTTTCGCCCGGGAAGCTGACGCCATAGCCGGCAAGAGGCTTATAGTAGAGATTCCGGGATTCCCTCGAGCCGTCGTCGAAGGTGCGGAAGACATCGAGGGAACGGTCCTTGTAATAGGCGGTGGCGACGGCGCACAGACGGCCGTCCACCAGCTGGATGCGCTGGTCGAAATTCACGTGATGCATCAGCAGAACCCCGGCACGTCGAACATGGATACCTGGCCGAAATAGCGGTGGCCGGCCGGTTCTTCATCAAGGGTGTCGTCCGTTTCGACCGGGGTGGGTTCTTTCGGCTTGGGCACCTGCGGATTTTCGGTCTTTTCCGGAACATCGTCCTTGACCGTTTCGGCGGTGACGGGTGCCGTGGATTCGGGAGCCTTTTTCTTGGCGGGCTTTTCGGGCTTCGCTTTTTCGGACTTTTCCGGTTCGGATTTTTCGGCCCACATTTCGTCGTTGAAGTAATCCATGCAGATGCGGTAGCAGACGGCGTCGTCCACGTTTCCGTTCTTGCCCCCAAGGATTTCACGCGCGCACTCGGTCAGGTGCCGGATGCAGTCGGAGAAATGGGATTCATTGCCTGCGTATTTTGCGCAGTTTTCGGCGAGATAGGCCTTGATCTTGTCTTCCATGGATGCGGATGCGTTCATGGACTTGTAGGATTCGAGAAGTTCTTTGTTTTTCATTGTTTTAGTCCTTGAAGATGGAGATGGCGAAGGCGATGGAGCAGCAGAAACTCACGATGACGAGCGCGAATCCGAGCCACGGCTTGTAGAGCATGACGAGCAGCGACACGGCGACACCCACGATCGATACCAGAAGCATGATGTCTTTAAGAGAGATCATTATTCCTCCCAGGTAATGATGAAATACGTCTTGCCGGGTTCCGCACCCCATTCGGGGCGACCCTGCCCGATGCGGATGCGTGGGTTCTTGAGCGTTATCTTCGGGCTGTCCGCACGATAGCCGTTGCGGAGTACGAGCAGATCGAAACATTTGAACAGAGAATATTTTTCAAATTTCTTGAATTGGAATCGTCTCTTGTAGTACGGCTTGATTTCTCGGTACTCTTCCTTTTTCTTTCCGTCCCGAATCATCGAGAACCAGGGTTCTGCGATTGTAAGCGTGAGTGTTTTCATTTGTCAATCTCCTTAGTATTCGAGACTCTGTTCACGGGAGTCTGCGGGTTGTTCCGGCTGAACCGCTTCGGGCTTGGGTTCTTCGGCAGGTTCGGCAGGCTTGGGTTCTTCGGCAGGCTTCGTGTCGAGCAGGTCGCTCTGAATCTTCATCGCATACTCCTTGCTGTACGCTTCGTTCGACTCGTCGAGGCGGATCGGCATCAGCAGGGTGCAGATGGTGTAGGAGCCCCACCCGTAACAACAGCCCCTGTCGTAGCGGACGGCTGCGCTGTGGAGACCGCTCTTCCACACGGAAAGGTGGATCGTGAACTTTGTCCCCTCGTCCGGACAGAGGAGCTTCCAAGACTTCAGCAGGTCCGCACGGAGTTCATCATCGAAGTTATAGTCTTCGACCGATTCTTCCGTGATGCGTGGCACGACAGCCTTCACGTTCGGGTACGGGACGTAATCAGTCAAGCCCTTGCCGAGCAGGCGGTCCGCCCCGTCGCAGACTTCCCTACAGGCGGGGTTGATGCGGACGAGTTCCGCCCAAGTGCGGGAGGCATCTTCCTTGAAGTCAAAGAAGAGACGGAACATCTTGTGTCCGTCCGTCGCTTCGAAGATGCGGTCGCCATTGTAGTGGATTCCGGTGAGAGCCAAGCGAGTCTTGTCGGTGGAGACGACGGAGAAGAGAGCCTTGGAAAGATTCTTGATGGATTTTTCAGAACTGATGAGAGACATTAGTATTTTCCTTTTGTGTTTGGTTGTGGGTTAGAGAGGCAAGGCGGGGATCACCTTGCAGAAGATTTGCGGGAACTTGGCGAGCGATTCCAAGAAGCCCGTTACGTCATCTCTGTTTTCGCTAGTCCAAGCGAAGTTACAGACTTGCGAGCCTGCGTCAAAGCCGCCCCCATCATGGAAGTGGGACGGGACCCGCTCGCGGCGCTTCCATTCGCCGCCGGGCCGCCTGACCGCTAGGCTACGGTGCCGAAGTTTTAGTGGAGGATTAGCCGTCCATTGGACACGCCGTATCCGAACTGCTCGATCGCTTTCAGCAGGACGCTCCGATAGTAAGGCTTCATCACGCCCACGGTCCTCGGCCCTTTATGGAAGGTCGAACGGTACAGAGTGTTGTAAACGTGGTTGTGGGTGTGACCGCCCTTGTTGGGGCGACTCACGTAGTAATCGATTACGCCGTTTCCCAGAAAATCGAATTTTATTTTTCGGCCGCTGTATTTTTTCATTTATTGTCCTCCTTGGCTTCGCTTTTCGCCCACGCGGTGAAGACGTCGACGCATCCATTCCAGTAATCCTTGCCGCACTTGCCGTTGATCGGACAAACACGGCAATCGTGCCTGATGACGTATCTATCATCATCCGGGTCATTGCATTCTTCGCCACGATCGACAATCAGATCTTCTACCTTTTCGACACGTTCGCTCTCCGGGAGAGTCTTCTGCCAGGCTTCAAAGTTCGTCATTCGCGCCTCCATTTCTCGCAGTTCCGGCTTTCGGACATTGAGCAGTCGGTGAAGTAGCGGCAGCCCCAGCAGTGGTCCGGGGCGGTCGCCTTCTTGCGGTTGCGCTCGTAGATGGCGTGGCGTTCCTTCTTGCTTTTCGGTTGTTCGCCCGGACGGATAAAGTCCTGACGAAAAAAGATTGTGGCTTGTTCGTTGCTCATAGCTTCTCCAGGTGCTTGCGGACGTAGTCCGCGAAAACCTTGTAGAAATGGTGGTTGTCCTGCTCCTTGGCGAGTCCAGTGCACCGGTCGAGCTCGGAAATCACCCCGGCGACGAAGTGTCGGTACAGAGTCACCTCGGCGTTGAGGTAGCCGG